ATTTTTTCATTCTTATCTTGGTCTACAGTCATCACTTCTACAACCATCTTATCATATTTATCTGATACTTTTGAAGAAGAATTCTTATATTCTGGATATTTCTCTCGAAACTGTGGAAGTAATTTTATATTTTTATCTGCTACTTTTGTAATTGCTTTCCTCAAGTGGGATTTATTATCATCTTCTTTATTCCATTTTCCTTGTTCTTTTACATACATTGTTTCTCTTTTTTTATCAGTACAATGAACAGGACGTTGTGTAACATCAAGTGTTTTTAAATTCGACGAAATAATATTGGATATTCCTTCAACATATCCTACTTCAGAAAATTTCTCTAAGTCTGACAATTGAAGTTTAATAGATTCAACAAAATCAGTTATATTCATCGCATCTTTACATGTTTCATTTAAGAATACTTGTAAATTAAATGTCTTATTATTTGAATGATTGTTATGGCTATTATTATGACTATTATTATTTCCCACACCATTTTCAATGACCTTCATCATCATACTTTGTTGTTCAACAATCATATTTTTATAATCACTACATTCCTTAATTAAGAACATAATAAGCTCATCTTTATCAGTAATAGATTTTGCTTTTTCTTCTATAGTTTGTTTGTTTGTATTGTTGAAACATTTTTTTTTATGTTTCCATAAACCAGTACGTTCTTTATATTTTTTGCCACATTCACAGACGAATACGGAACTAAATGTGTTGACATTTGTTGACAAATGTTGACAAAATGTTGATTTTTCATTATTTTGATGTTTGTCGGTTTTAAGATGTCTTTGATATTGACTATTTCGTGACGTTGAATAGTCACATAATTCGCATAAAAATATTTCGGAACTTTCGGAACCAAATTCTGTTGACATTGTTGATATATATTGTCAACAAAAAAAGTTCCTAAATACTATTTTGAAAAAAATATGAAAATTTTGCAATCATAAATAAAAATTATTTGGTTTAATTTGTGACGATAAATTTTCAATATCGTCACAGAAAATTTCGGTCAGTAAGGAGTATTTTGGCAAGTCAATTTTGGACATTTTTTTTGTCCATTTTTGAAAAGTTAAAATACTTTTCATTTTTTGAAATCAAGTGGAAGCTTTTCATATGTAGGGACTAAAAAATGCCCATTTTTTCAAAAATCCAAGATTTTCCCTTCATGATGTAGTATATCGTCTTTAAGTATATTTGAAATATATATTAAAATTCAACTTAAAGACGAGGTACAAAAGTCTCTCCAAATGAATTCATAGCATCTAATTTCTTAATGGTATTTTCTAGATTAGACGACTTAATTCCATGAAATAAATAATCAGTTCCAGTAGATTCCTCATTTTTTTTGATTTGTATATATACTAAATCTATTTTTTCTTTAATTGTAGTAACTAATCCTGTTTGTGAATGTCTTATTATTTCTTTTTCGAGTGTAAAATTTTCACACAAAACAGAAATAGCGAGATACATTATATTTTTTCGTTTTTTATGACAACCTGTTGTGTATTTTAAGCAAAACAAACTTAATAATGATTCAATTATTTTTTGTATAATCTTCGGGCGTTTAGATGACTCTTGTAAAAATATATCCCAAATAATCCATATAATATCTTTTTGGTATTTTGAATCAACTTTTGCAAACGTACGTCTTTCACAAAACAATTTTTCTTTCAATACCTTACAACGATTTTCATATTCAAATATCCATTCTATCCAATAACATGATATCATTTGATTATTACCGGTTTTTGTTACACTATATGCTAACTCATTTACAAATGGAAATAATTCTTTAGGGTCTTCGGTAGTAAAAACTTCTTCGCCATATATGGTTGTAGGTGCTTTAAATTTATCTTTTATAGTTAACATATTCATGTCATCTGGTTTTATTTTAATATTATCAAAACTATGACGACGTTTAGCATCACATAATATACACATTATTTCACAAAAAAGTTTTCGAATCTTTTCATTATTACGAAGTCTCAATGTATCATTAATGTAACCATTATTTACAATAGTTTTGAAATCATTTATTCTCATTTCTAAATATATTCCTACATTAGCATTGCCAAGGTGAACAAATTTACTAAAAAATAATAAAATTATTTCCCATAAATCACTATAATGACCAGCACAAATTAATTCGGCACTCCAATAGCAAGCAGGCTCTATTTTAGAATGAACTAAATTATTTAGTAATTCTTTTTTAACTTCAGCCTTTTTAAATTTTGAAAATGAAAAGCCTTTAAATTCAGTATCTCTTCTTAAATCATTAATTTCTGATATTTCCATATAATTAACTTTTATACAAAAAAAATAACAACAATACATATAGATGAAAATAATTAAATCACTTACAAATTGTTATAATAAGTTATCTAATTTTGGGAAAATTCTGATATTTATTGCTTTGTTGTTAGTATTAGTAATTTTTTTTAAATCAATTGAAAAAACAAGAGAGGGTATGGATACATTTTCAGATTCATATGATGTAAATAATGAAGTTTCAAAATTCTTATTTAAACAAGGCACTGCTATTTATGATGATTTTTATGCTGATATATATGATTATTTGGTATTTAACAATATTAAAAATGATTATGAAGTTGGTATAATTCTAAATAGCACAGTTCCAAGTGAAAAAAGTGTTATAGCTGATATAGGTTGCGGAACAGGTCATCAAGTAAATGATTTGAAATCAAAAAACTTAGAAGTGATTGGTGTAGATATTTCTCCTTCGATGGTAAAAAAAGCTCAATCAAACTATCCTGATTATGCAAAAAATTTTATGGTCGGCGATGGTTTAGATAGATCATTATTTAGAGACAATCATTTGACCCATATTTTGTGTTTATATTTTACAATTTACTATATGAAAGACAAAATGAGATTTTTTTATAATTGTATGGATTGGTTAATGCCTGGTGGTTATTTAATTGTTCATTTAGTTGATAAATATAAATTTGACCCAATTCTTCCACCAGGAAATCCATTATACATTGTATCTCCGCAAAAATATTCGAAAGAGAGAATAACAAAGACAAAGATAACTTTTAATGAATTTGTATATGATTCCAATTTTAAATTTGATGATAATGATGTTGCGATTTTTGACGAGAAATTTAAATTTAATGATGGACGTATTAGAAAGCAAGAGCAGGTTCTATATATGGAAGATTTGCCAACCATTGTAAATATGGCTCAAGAAGCAGGATTTTTAGTTCATGCTAAGATTGACATGGTTAAATGTGCTTATGAATACCAATACTTATACGTGTTTGTAAAACCAAATTAAAATATTATAAAATAATATAAACAAATAGTTTTATATTATCTAATGGAAGAAGTCGATGTTATTATTGAAATTTCTAAGGGTGGTCATATTAAGTATGAATACGATAAAGAGCAAAAAATGTTAATTTGTGATAGAATACTTCATACACCAATGAAGTATCCATTTAATTATGGATTTATTCCAAATACATTAAGTGAAGATGGTGACCCAATAGATGTAGTTGTCTTGACTGATGATGAACTTATACCTGGATGTATGATTAAATGTAAATTTTTAGGTTATCTTGACACTAAAGATGATGCTGGAAATGATCCCAAAATAATTGTATCTCCTATTTCAAAAGTAGATCCGATGTGGACAAATGTAGATAATTTATCTAATATTAATGATGTAATTTTACTACGTGTAAAATATTTCTTTGAACATTATAAAGACTTGGAAAATAAGAAGGTTGAAGTAGGTGAATTTTATGATAAAGAAAAAGCTTATATGATTTATAAAGACTCCCTCGATAGATTCAAATATAATAGTATTCAAAAATCAAAGATAACCAATTTTTTCGAGAAAATTTAATTATTCGTTTTTGAAAATAATTAATTATATTGTATAAGATAAATTATGCTCGAATATTTATCTTATATATTATGTTTTGGAATACTTATTGTATTTTTGATATACATTTATATTCGTATAAAATATGGTTTTTGGGTAATACAACCTGTTTTCCATGTATATGATGTTAGTTATATGTTTAATCCTCCAGGTATTATTCAACATTCACTCCCAGATAAAAACAAATACACAAATTTTAAAGATATTGATACAATAGTTTTTTCAGAAATAACATCAATTCAAAAAACACGTTTCTCTAATTTAATAAGAGCAAATTATTTACAAAATAAAGACAATATTTTCTCTCCACAATTAGAAAACATAGTTCCTTACTTTATTGGTTATAATGATAAATCATTTATATCTTTTTATTATAAAGATGAAAATATGATTGACTTAAAAAAAGGTAATATGATAACAGACCGAAAAATAATTAGCGCGATTACTTCAAGACCATTAAACGTGTTAATAAATAATTATAAAAATAATAAAAATAATAATTTTAGAGTGTATTATGTTGATTATTTGTGTGTTGATAAATTATATAGAAAAAAGGGAATTGCTCCACAAATAATCCAAACACATAATTACAATCAGAGATATTTAAATAAAAATATTGTTGTCTCTCTGTTTAAGAGAGAAGAGGAACTGACTGGAATAGTTCCTTTGTGTGTTTATTCTACATATGGATTTCATGTTGATAAATGGACTAAACCACCTGAATTATCTGGTGAATACAAGTTATTGGAAATAAATAGCACTAATTTTAGATTTGTATATGATTTTATTAGAGTAAATAATAGTAAATTTGACATTGTAATTAATACTGATGTAGCTAATATATTAGAATTAATAAAAACAAAAAATATTTTTGTATATGCTATTTTATGTGATGAAAAGATAATATGTTGTTATTTTTACAGAAAATCTTGTGTTCAAATAGAAAAAGGATTAGAAGTATTAAGTTGTTTTGCGTCAATTTGTGATTGTGAAGAAAATGTTTTTATTCAAGGTTTTAAAATAAGTTTTTGGAAAATATCTGCTGAAAATTTTTTTGGTTTTTGTGGTATAGAAAACATTTCAAATAATAATATAATAATAAATAATATTATTCTAAAAACCAAACCATTAATAGTTTCGCCGACAGCTTATTTTTTTTATAATTTTGCTTATCCAACATTTAATTCTGAAAAAGTTCTAATAATAAATTAAATTATTTATTTTCGGTTGTATCTTTTGAAACCTTTGGTTTTCTTGGTGCTCGCTTTTTCTTTACTTCTGTAGTTTCATTAGCATTTTCGGTTGTTTGTTCTTTAGCAGATTTTTTTTTCGTTACCTTCTTTTTCTTTTCTGGCTGAGGTTCTTGAGTAGAAGATGTTTCTGGTTCTGGAATGGTCTCAACTTTTTCTTGTGTTACTTTATTCTCAGGTTCCTTTTTATTGTCTTCATTATCACTTGCTTCATCATTATTACAATCTTCACAATATTTACCAAGATCAATATATCTTTTTCTTTGTTCGCGACCAAGACTTCTACACTTACGAATAAGCTTATTAGTTAAATTAAGATTAAGAATATCGTTTTTAAGCTCTTGATTAGGTAAAAAAACTTCTGGACCATGTTCCATCAAAAAAATCTGGTTCTTTTTGTTATAAAATAGGATAGGTTCGCCTTCACTATCAAGTTCAATAATACCACAAGTACAATAATCAACATGCTCTACTTCTTCTCCTCTTTTACATTTAATATCAATACAATCAACATCATTAATATATTCCTCAAAAAAATCTTGCGCTGCTTCCCTCGTGTTAAACATAAAAATTTTTGGTGGATTAATAGTAATAGATGTTAATCTAATTCTCGCTACTTCATCTTGATAACATTGAAAATCATAACATCCTTCGTGTTTATTGTGAATTATAAGGTACTTTACCATAACTTATAATACTATATAAAGATTGGTTTAAATAGTTTATCTTAATAATTTATATAGTGAAATTAAATATTATAAATTATTAAATTTATCTGGTATATTTTCCAGCTCTCACAAAAGTATCAGCTATAAAAATAATAAAAATTCCTAAAAATGAATATAAAATAACTTCTTCAGTTACATTATTCGTTTTTTCATCTTGTTGTTCTTCTAATAAGGTTATCATATAATTTAGTTTTTTAAGTAATAAGTCTTGTGATGGTTGTTCAACTATGTCAGAATTTTGAGGTTCTCTATAAGGATAATATGGTCTATTTACAACATTTTTTTGTTGATTATTATAACCAGGCATAACTGATTTATAATACTCTTCAATTGTTTTATCATTACCATAATTTTTATAATCATTTAAATCTAAATTATCACTACCTTCATAATTGGGAGTAGGTGTTTTTCCAATAGTTCTACCTAAAGGAGTTACAAAAGATTCAACGTTAGATTGAGCCGGAGGAGTAGTTTTCATTACACCAACTGATTCTGGTTTGGGTGGCGGATTAAAGGTAAAATTATCATCGTCATCATCCTCGTTTGTATTATGTATTTTATCAAGAACAGAGTTAACTTTATTGGAATCAAAATTTTCAATTTTAGGATACTTTCTTTGTGTCTTTTTATGACGTTTTTGATTTAAAATATTATCTGAATTGTCCGAATTATTTGGTAATGTTATATTTGAATTATCATCAATTGGTGCTGCAAAATAAGCTAAAGACATTCTCTTATTAAAAATTTAGATAATAATTTGTCAAACAGACTGAAATAAAAATTTGAAAATAAATTATATCATATAATTTATATAAATGGATTTAAAGTTGGTTAGTAAAAATAACATGAGTATTGTAATTACTCTTATTTTAGTTATATTGTTATCTCAATCTAGATTGTTTGATTTTTTGACAGAAACATATTTAGGTAGAATGATTATTTTGTTGCTAATTATTTTTATTTCACATACGAATCAATTTTTAGGTTTGTTAGCAGTATTATTTATTATAATAGCATTTAATCACTATTCGCTAGAAGGAAATATTGTTCATAGCTATAATTACTATGAAGGGTTTGATGTTTCTGGAAATTCATCAGCTTCAGAAATTATACAAGATAAGACAAATATTGTTAAAGCTAAAGAAGATATAATGAAACATAAATTAACAGCATTACAAAATCATTCAAATGCTACACAAACAGCTACTACAACATCAAGTGACACTTCTGGGGCAACAACTTCTAGTACTACTACTGAAAGTTTTGGTGGTAGAGAAGGATTTTGTATGACAGATAAGGAATCAAATATATTAAGGGGAAAACAATCTAATACAATTCCTGTATTAAATAATACACGCGAACAAGACGATAACATAAGTCCAACAGATAAATCAGTATTTTCTGGCTTATATGCTTCTTTTTAATTTATTTGAATTATATATGAATAAGTTTGTATATAATTTAGTTTTTTTACTTTTAATAATTATTTTAGGATGTGTTTTTCCAAACAATTCATATGAAGAAGCGTTTGTTCCAAAAGTAGTAAAACAAACATATAGACCGGTAGAGAGAAATATAAGAAGAAATTTTGAAGGTTTTTATGATAAATCATCAACAAATATTTCAAATCTTTTTAGAAAATTTGGCATATTATAAAAATATAATAATATGTTATTTTAGTATAATGTCTACAATTCCACCATCACAACCAATAAATTTAAATAGTCAGCCACCTGGCATTCAATCTGGTGGTAAGACCACTATATTTACACCTTTATTTAATGGTATAGCTTATATGAATCATCATATATTGTATTTAAATAGTAGCAAATTTTTTGCTGGTGTGATTATGATTCTTCTTAACATTGGTTCAAAATTTATTCAAATACAATTTAGCAAATCAACTGAAGAATATATGAAATATTCAGTAAGCAAACAATTATTAATATTTTCCATGGCATGGATGGGTACTCGTGATATATATACAGCTTTAGGTTTGACTGCTGTTTTTACTATTCTCTCGGATTATTTATTTAATGAAGAAAGTTCTTTGTGTATTGTTCCTTACGAATATAGAGTTTTACATAAATTAATAGATACAAACGAAGATGGTGTTGTAACTGAACCAGAATTAGCGGCAGCAATAGCTATTATGGAAAAAGCTAAGAGGGAGAAACAACGCAAAGAACAAAAAGAAGCTTATGCAAAATTTGATTTCGAGAGTTTTCATAATGGCAACTAATTTCGCACAATATAAACCAATATAAAACAATATAAATAAAAATTAATATAATATATTATGTATTATATTAATTTATTGTTTGTATTCTTCTTATTTCAAACTGGTTATAGTATAACATTAAATAATCTTCGCGGTTCAAACACGCCTGATGTAGTTAGTGAATTAGATGTTGAAAAATATTTAGGTAATTGGTATCAAATTTATGGTGCGCCAACAAATGTTATTTTTCAGGGATATGGTGAATGTCTAACAGCTGAATATGGATTATTGGATAACGGAGATGTAAGTGTATTAAATTCACAAATTAATTCTGATTATGAATTAGAACAAATATCAGGTTATGCTTACTACACAAATACAAGTGAACCTGGTAAATTATCTGTCCATTTAGATGGAGTTCCAGTAGACTCGCCTTATTGGGTAGTCAAATTGGGCGAAGAATTAAATGGTCAATATCAATATAGTATTATATCAGTTCCTTCTGGAGTTTCTCTGTGGGTTTTGGTCAGAAATATTGAAGATTTTTACGATAAATACGATGAAGAAGTAAAGGAATATTTGAACGAAAACAGTTTTAAATATGAAACGATTATTCAAGATGAATCTTGTGAATATTATTTTAAATCTTTGAAAGCAAAATATAATTCAGAATTAGTTTGTTAAATATATATATTAAATATACTTAAAGCTCTTTAAGCCCAAAATTTAATATATATATTATAGATTTTTACGTGTTTTTCTTTTACCACCTTTAGTTTTCACTACATTTTTTTTTGTGTTATTTTTTGACTCAGGATATACAGGTTGCATTGTATATGGCTTTCCTGTAAACTCAGAAAAAGCCTTTCTAATAGCGTTATATTTCGAGTTACATTTTGAGTTTTGTAATTGTTCTGGAGTTAATGACGTTCCTGGATGAATCTCCATATCAATTATTATCGAATATGCTATTTTTGACGAATCTACTTCATCTGGTTTTTTCATTATATTAGCTGCTCTCGAATAATCATATTGATTACTATAATTTGGTGTATAATTTGGTGCGCCACCATCAATTCTATTTATTTTACTTAAAGATTTGATTGAATTTACATTATCATCTGTATCATCCTTTTTTTCTGGTTTAATTCTTACTTCAATTGAATCTTTATTTGGAAACATATCATCAAAAGAAGTTTTAAAAAGTTCCCAATTAGGCGTTGACTCTATTTTTAAAACAGAAGAGTCTATACTTTCTATTAAATTTTTAAAAATATTAAAATTTTCTCTGTACAATTTATTTATTGTAGAGTAAATTGTTCCATAAATTAGTATTAAAATATGAAATGGTGGTGGTAAACCTTTTGATTTAAATATTGTAAACCATTTTTTTTCATATATAGTTTGTTTTCTTATTCCTTCGCCAAATATTTTTGTATTTGGTTTTATAAAATAAGTGAATCTTATTAAATCATAATGATTATTTTCATATAATAAAAACATTATATTATTTGAGCATTTTTCGTTTGCCAAATCTTTATTTAATAGCAAAGCTTTTAATCTATCTACCATTTTTGATTGTATTCTAACTTTACCAAATGTTTTTTGATATTCATATTTTTCAATAGGTATTACACATATTTTTAATGTACTACATATAGCATCAATAGCTATATCATTTGCCCAATAATTTTTACTAATTATATAATTATAAACTTCGGGTTTTTTTATAACTCTAAATGGTTTGTTATAATTGTTAATATCTATTGGAATTTTACCTGGATTATAAATTAAAAAATTAGATTCAGAAAAATAAGTATTATTTAATTCACTTACATATTGTTCTTGCGTAAGTTCTGATCCATCTAATTTTTGTTTTAATCCTTCAATTGAATTGCTGAATTTATCATTTAATTTGTTTAATTGCTCTTCCGCAATCAATAACATATTATTGATTGTTTTATCACCCAAATTGTTTATATATCTTGCAACTAATTCTCTTATAAAAGCTGTTGTATATAAAAGAGTCTTGCCATAATTGCCACTATATATCTTAGAATCTTGATTTTCATAATTATATATATTTATACCATCAGCAACTGCTTTAAAAAAACAATCTCCATCTGAAGGTCCTTTTATAATTGATACTTGGTCACATGTTTTTTCATATAATTGATTACTTAATCCCTCTTTTTTAATTCTAGGTTCTGAATTTGTTACATAAGAATAAAATGCTTTCACACTTTTTCTAATATCAGATGGAAAATTATTGAATATAGATGTAGCAATAAATTTATATGGCTTACTTTTAAAATAACTTCTAAAAAAATTAGTATTTTTGGTATTACTTTGAAAATCCTGTTGAAATGTTTCAAATAATCTATCTTCTTCAGGAGATATTTCTTCTGCTTTTTTTGATTCTATAGGTGGTTCTATTGCCAGTTGTTTAGAAGGAGGCTCTGTAGGTGATTTTATTGCCAGTTGTTTAGAAGGAGGTGGTTCTATTGTCAGTTGTTTAGAAGGAGGCTCTGTAGGTGATTTTATTGCCAGTTGTTTAGAAGGAGGTGGTTCTATTGTCAGTTGTTTAGAAGGAGGTGGTTCTATTGCCAGTTGTTTAGAAGGAGTTGGACCTGTAGGTTGTGTAATTGCTAATTGTTTAGAAGGAGGACTAATTGGAGGACCTGCTGCTGTTTCTATTTTTTTTCCATATTCTAATGGTGGACCCGAATAATTATTTCCAACTACTATAGATTGTGGCAATTGATTTAATTGTTCTTCGCCACTTATTATTTCATCTTTCACAAGTTGAGTATATAATTGTGGATCAGAAACCTTATTTGGATCAATTTCTTGTTTTTTTTGCTTAAGGTCTACTTTCCAATCTCCTGTTGTCCATTGATGATCAGCTATTACATATGGTTTTTTATCTATATATATCACAGAACCTGTTGGAAATATTGAATTTAAAGTAACATTTATATTATTATCTACATACCCATATCGTGTTGCTTGAACCAAACTTTTAGCTGGTGTTTGACCAGTAGAATTAATCAAAGATTGAAACAACCCTTTATTAAAAAACTCTTTTATCCTATATTCTTGTGGTATTTTATCTATTGCAGTTTGATTTAATTTAATTAAAGGATTAAAATTAACGCTTTTTTCACTACTATCTTTAATAGTCATTGATGGTTTATATGTAAATTTTTGATAACCAGGAAGACTCGTCCGTATTGTTATATTTAATTGGTTAGGATATAATACTTTTTGTGTTTTTTTTTCTTCTGTATTCATACTAATATATTAATATATTTAAAAAAATATAAAATTGAAAACTTAAAATACACACTAAATAAAACATATACAATAACAATGTCATTAATTCTTAAGTTAGATGGATTGATTGAAGGTGAGGTTATCAAAAGACCATCAAAATATATTAAAACACCTTATGTTGCTGATATTAAAATATGTTCAAATAGTAATATGATATTAGGACATACAGCTTCACTTGGTTGCTGCGGTTTAGCAGACGTTGGTGCTAATATTTTAATGTCTCCAGTCCCTAAAATTCATAAAAAATCAGATAAACTTCATTGTGAATATCGTGTTTATTTGTCTGTTATTCGAGAGAAAGAACAAGAAATTATTGTTGGAATCTATCCAAAGTTAGCAGAAGAACTAACTGAATCTGCTCTTAAAAATAATTTACTATCACGCTTAATAAACGTAAAAAATTACAGGAAAGAATCAAAAATTTGTGTACCTGGTCTTGTTGATTCCAGATTTGATTTTACTGGAATAGATCAAAATGGTATTCCGTTTATAATGGAAATAAAAAATGTTCCACTTGCTGATTATGAAGATGTTACGTCTAAAGACCGAAAAAAAATGTCTTTTGATGATAGAGATATAAATTCAAAAGTAGCATATTTTCCTGATGGCTACCGAAAAAAAAGCACTGACCCAGTTAGTCCTCGCGCATTAAAACATATTAATGAATTGGCGCTTATTAAAGGCATGTCTAAGACTCGTTGTATTATGTGTTATGTAATACAACGAACTGATGTAGATAGATTTCAACCATCTGTGATTGATCCTCAATATAGAGAAGCATTCAAAAATGCTGTTAATTCTGGAGTAGAAATTATTACTATGGTTGTTCAGTGGACAAGAGAAGGGGAAGCATATTTTATTAAAGATGATTTATTTGTAAATATCTAAAAATTTTCACTAATAATATTTTGTGTATTTTGGTCTATTTCTTCCATAATATTTTCTAACGATTTTACATTATTAGGATTTTCATTTTTTTGTAAAAAAGTTATGATGTCTAATATTACTTTTATTTTTTCGTTAGTCCATTGTTGATTAAAAGCATTATTTATAGTTTCTGTATAATAACATGTTAAATTGTCTTTTACAAACATAGTTGAATTATATGTATCATCTATATGATTTGTTAATAATGCATAATAATAATTTAATGTAATTGTTATAATAGAACAAGATTTATATGTTTCTATTAATTTTTTAACACCATTTTGAGCACATAAAAATAGACTTTTAATTTTAGGTGTTTTTTCAACAAACTTTTTTGATAAAAAATGCGAACATGCTATATTAATTGGATTGTAAATGAATTGTAAATCAGTTTTATTAGATTTATACACCATTCTCGTGATAGATTGAAATAACCCAGGCACTTGAAAATAAATAATATTATTTTGAATTAATAATTTAGTTCCCACGGGTTTATTACTCAAAATAGCCAATTTAACTATTACAGATAGTGGGTCTAGTATAAATGTTTTGATATTAAAATTATTATTATCATCAGGAATAGTTATTACAGAACTCATAATATAATAAATTAAAAAATTTTTAAATTATTTATTTAATGGTTTTTATGGTTTAATTTTTTATTGTAGCCATAAATTCTTCCACATAATTATCTGGAATTTTATCAAAACTTATGAGTTGTTCATTTAATCTATATTGTTCATAATATACTGGGTTATCTGCCATTTTCTTTTTGAAGAAATTTTCGTCTTCAATACATTTTTGCGCAGTTTTTAAGCCACATTTTGGAAAAACAGACGGAATGTTATCACTAGTATCTCCCATAAGAATTTTGATTTTCAAATCATCTTCCGCATTTCCAGTAGCAGTTTTACCATCTGCTAAATTCTTATATGTAAGTGTGAATATATTGACATTATCAGCATTAAGCTGTAAATAATCACGATCACTTGTAATGATATAAATTTTACAAAGCGGATATTTATTGACTAGGTATTTAACAGAAATAGCAATACAATCATCTGCTTCTAACTGCGGATGCTTTAAAATAGCTTTGGCACCTCCTTTTTGAAAAAACTGTTCTTCGTAAGCCATTTTGAAGAAAGGACCGCCCATAAAACCATCTTCAGGACCATTATTACGATTTGCCTTATAATCCTTAAAAAGCTCATTTCTCCAAATATGATCTCGTTTACAATCTTTACCGACAATTAAAATAGGTTTTGTCGGCTGCTTATGAATTTTAAGTTTTTTAGGTATTTGCTCCAAATTTTCTATGAAAGTTTTGCGAAATTTTTCAACAAATTTTTCATTTTGATATGGGTCATCAAGAGGTTCGTCTGGATAAGCATTTTTCCACCATTGTATTAACGCAAAATAACGATAAAAGCAGTAATAACTTCCGTCTACAAATATAAAAGTTGGATTCATTGTTGATATGTCATTTTCCATTTATTAATATCATAATTAGTATTTAATTTATTTCAATTTTAAATAATAATATTGTTCAAAGGTGTATATTGCGGTTAATATCTTTTATTTAAAATAACTTTTTGGTAATAATCATAGCAAATAGATAAATTAAACAAAACGTTATTAAGTTCATGTGAATATTCAACAGATGAATGAGAATCGTGATTAGCAACATTAACAAAGTGAATATGTAGATGATATGTAGATGGGTCATAATGAAAATACATTTTAATGTAATATTCATTTAATCCATATTTTTCTTTTATAATATCCAATGTAACTTTTTTCATATGTTTAAGTAAAGGAATGTGAGCAGATGTTAATGAACGAATACAACGTAGAGTAGTATCTCTTGGTAAACAAAGTAAGTGTAATTTATCAATATTTTTACTATCCCACATGTAAGTAGGAATGATAACGCAAATGTCATCCATATATAAAACAGAGTCTTGCTCAGAAATTCCATCAATAATGTTATATATCCATCTATCTTTTTCAATATTTCGTTTTGAGATGTAGTCTAGGTAATCTTGATATGTTTCTCTAATAAGTTTTTTTTCAAAACGCAGTGATTCACTTGTGTCATTACAAATAATAAGTTCACCTTGAATTTTAGCAATAGCATTATATTTTTCATAGATATCATTTTTAAGAACTATTTCTTTTTTTACAATAGTATCTATTGTAGATAAATTAGAAGGAATAAACTTATAATTGAGATTGTCAATTGTTACTTGCATTATTTATCAGGGTATGTATTATACATAATATACATTTAAATATTTTTAATATATAATTTATATAAAAAGATTAAAAGCCATGAACTGAATGCGTTTGTGTGATATTCAACATATCTGGACAACGAACAAGCTACACTTACTTATTTAGTGTGAAATGGTGAACTTTTTTCGTAGACTTTTATATAAAAAAAATATAAATATATATTATAATGTCTACAATTTCAACATCAACAACATTAACAAATTCAGATATATCTGGATATACTTGGCCTGTTACAATAAATGGTGGTACAGAATCTAATCCTGTTTTAGTAACTTTTGACGATGATATTAGTTTTAATTCCGCATCTAAATACTTTATCATTGGAAGTGAATATATTACAATAGATGGTAATAATAAAAATGTAACTATTAATGATATTACTTGTTATTCTGGTTTAGTTCAAAACGGTACTCAAAGTACTAATGGTTATTCAAATGTTACTGTACAAAATATTAATGTAGATTCTGATAGTTCTACTTTAGCTGATTCTATGGGTTGGATTGGACATTCTTATTTTGGTAAATCTTCATCAGATGTAATTGTTAATAATTGTAGTTCGTCAGGTTGTATTAGTGGTCAAGGTGCCAGTGGTATTTGTGGTTTAGGTCTTAGTAGGAATGGTACATCAACAATATCAAATTGTTACTCTTCAGGTTGTATTTGTGGTCCTGATGCTGGTGGTATTTGTGGTCCTGATGCTGGTTCTAATAATGGTATAGTAACAGTATCAAATTGTTACTCTTCAGGTGCTATTAGTGGTAACAATTCTGGTGGTATTTGTGGTTCTTATGCTGGAAGTTATGGTGGTACAACAATAGTATCAAAATGTTCCTCTTCAGGTGCTATTAGTGGTAACAATGCCAGTGGTATTTGTGGTTTTATGGCTGGTTATAATAGTGGTACAGTAGACATATTAATTTGTTCCTCTTCAGGTTGTATTAGTGGTCAAGGTGCCAGTGGTATTTGTGGTAAAAATGCTGCTTCTAATAATGGTACAGCAACAGTATCAAATAGTTACTCTTCAGGTTGTATTAGTGGTCAATGTGCCAGTGGTATTTTTGGTTATGGGGCTGCTTCTAATAATGGTAGAGCAACAGTATCAAATAGTTACTCTTCAGGTTGTATTTGTGGTAAAAATGCTGATGGTATTTTTGGTAAACATGTTGGTAATACTAGTTCATCAAATACTTATATTGCTAATGGTTCCTGGAATAATATTAGTGCTAGTAATAATTTAACAGGTAATCCTATATATGATAATAGTGTATTAGTAAATCCTATTGGTAATATATGGACAGAATTAGGACCATATGATGATAGTACCCCTTGGATATTTACTAATAATGTTCTTACGTATACATTAGATACTAACAATAATACTGCTTTTGTATCTGGTAATACAATAGGTAATATACCAATAGATGTAGTAGTACCTAGTACTATTACAGATAATAATATTGTATATTCAGTCACGAGTATCGGAGATAATGCGTTTCTGTCCTGTACAAGTTTGATTTCAGTTACAATACGAAATTCAGTAACGAGTATTGGAAATAATGCGTTCAAATCCTGTTCAAGTTTAGATTCAGTTACAATTCCAAATTCAGTGACGAGTATTGGAAATTTGGCATTCGATACATGTACAAATTTAATTAATGTGGTTATTTCTGATCAAAGTACAATAACAGTTAATACTAATTCTTTTACAGATGTTAGTAGTAATACAGATTCATACATTACATTTTATAATACAAATAGTGAAAATGATTTATCTGGAAACTGGCCAAAAATATCCAGTTATTATGCTAAACAAATTTATCCTGCTGGTGATATGATGATTATTAACAATATTAAGTATACATTGGATGATAACAATAATAGTGCTGTTGTATCTGGTAATACAATAGATATCTCAACAAATGTAGTAATACCTAGTAGTGTTTCTTATGATAGTGGTATATCATATTCAGTAACGAGTATTGGAAATAGTGCGTTTGAATCATGTACAGGTTTGTCATCAGTTACAATTCCAAATTCAGTGACGAGTATTGGAGATAGTGCGTTTAATGGTTGTTCCAGTTTGAGAAGTTTAACATGGGAGGATTCAAGTATATTTTCAAGTATAGGTGAAACTGTTTTTGATAATGGTGCTCTTGGAAATAATTCTACTGTTACTTATAATAATACCGTATCTAATAATAATTTACCAAATATATTAAAAAATTATACTTATCCAACTGATACTACAATAGTATATGATTTAAATTTAGAATAGTGAGCAAAAATAAATCTCCATTATAGAATATTAAAAAGAACTATTTTAACATTTAAAAATCGTCAGCGGGACGCGTTTGTGTGATATTCAACATATCTGGACATTCGAACAAGCTACCCTCACTTATTTATTGAGAAATAGGGATTTTTTATATATATATATATATAAAATATAAATATATATATATAATGTCTACAATTTCAGCATCGGTAACATTAACAAATAATGACTTAAATAACTATAATTGGCCTATAACAATAAATGGTGGAACATCAAATTCTCCTATTGTAGTAACATTTAGTAATGATATAACATTAAATTCTACATCTAAACATTTTATCATTGGAAGTGAATATATTACGATAGATGGTAGTAATAATAACGTAACCATTAATAATATTTCTAATTATCCTGGTTTGATTCAAAATGGTACTATAGATAGTAGTGGTAATTCAAATGTTACTGTACAAAATATTAATGTAGATTCTAATGGTTCTACTTTAGCAGATTGGGGGGGTTGGGTTATGCATTCTTTTTTTGGTTATTCTTCATCAGATGTAATTGTTAATAATTGTAGTTCATCAGGTGCTATTAGTGCTGAAAAATCTGGTGGTATTTGTGGTTTAGGTTTTGGTAAGAATGGTACATCAACAATATCAAATTGTTCCTCTTCAGGTGCTATTAGTGGTACAGAGGCTGGTGGTATTTGTGGTTCTCAGGGTGGTAATAATGGTGAAGTAACAGTATTAGATTGTTCCTCTTCAGGTGCTATTAGTGGTCTACGGGCTGGTGGTATTTGTGGTTCTATTACTGGTATTTTTGGTGAAGCATTAGTATCAAATTGTTCCTCTGTAGGTGCTATTAGTGGTTCTCAGGCTGGTGGTATTTGTGGTTTAGGTTGTGGTAAGAATGGTAAAGCAACAGTATCAAATTGTTACTCTTCAGGTGCTATTAGTAGTTCTTATGGTGGTGGTATTTGTGGTGGTCAAGCTGGTTATACTGGTGAAGCAACAATATCAAATTGCTCCTCTTCAGGTATTATTAATGGCACAGGTTCTGGTGGTATTACTGGTCTTCATGCTGGAAGTTATGATGGTACATTAACAGTATCAAATTGTTACTCTTCAGGTGAGATTGCTTCTGCTGGTTCTGGTGGTATTTGTGGTTCAGTTATTGCTGAGGAAGGTGAAGCAACAATATCAAATTGTTACTCTTCAGGTGCTATTAGTGGTGACGCTGCTGGTGGTATTTGTGGTAAACGTACTAGTCGCAATGGTGGTACGACAACAGTATTAAATTGTTACTCTTCAGGTGCTATTAGTGGTAAATGGGCTGGTGGTATTTATGGTTCCCTGGCTGGTGATAATGGTAGTGGTACAGCAACAGTAACAAATAGTTACACTTCAGGTGCTATTAATGGTCAAAGATCTGGTGGTATTTGTGGTGCCCAGAATAGTGATGGCAATACTATATTAATAATAACAAATTGTTACACTTCAGGTGCTCTTAATGTTGGTAGATCGGCTGGTAGTATTTATAGTACATATATTCTTAATGAATATTTGACAAATACTTATGTTGCTGATGGTGATTGGTCTGATGCCGATGCTAGTAATAATTTAACAGGTACTCCTATATATGATAATGGTGTATTAGTAAATAAAACGGGTAGTGTATGGACAGATATATCACAAAATAGTGATACTATCCCTTGGGTATTAACTGATTATGTGGTTACGTATACATTAGATACTAGCAATAATACTGCTATTGTATCTGGTAATACAATAGGTACTACACCAACAGATGTAGTAATACCTAGTAGTACTACAGATAATAATGTTGTATATTCAGTCACGAGTATTGGAGATGATGCGTTTCTGTCCTGTACAGGTTTAACTTCAGTTACAATTCCAAATTCAGTTACAAGTATTGGAGATAGTGCGTTCAAATTATCTTCAGATTTGATGTCAGTTACATTTGAAACTAATAGCACTCTTGACACCATTGGAAATAATGCGTTCGAATCCTGTACAAGTTTGTCTTCAATTACAATACCAGATTCAGTAACGAGTATTGGAGAATATGCATTCTCTGACTCTACAAGTTTAAACAATGTAATTATTAATGATGTTAGTAAAATAACAACTGTTTATACTAATTCTTTTACAAATGTTAGTAGCAATTTAGATTCCTCCATTACATTTTATACTACAGATAGTTCAAGTAATTTAAATAATTTAGATGAAAACTGGCAAACCATATCCACTAATTATGCTACAGATACATTAATAATACTTGAAAATCCAACCATTGAAAATTTTTATCCTGATGGTATTAATGTAAATAAATCTCCTAATAGTAATTTGTCATTTACTTTAACAGACCCTTCTTCTAATAGTGATGGTACATTTAGTTATACTAGTTCAAATACTTTAATTGCTACAATAAATGGAAATAATGTTACTGTTTTAGCTGATGGTTCTTCCAATATTACAGCAACACAAGACGCATCCGGAAATTATAGTGCTGGAACTGCTACAACTACTTTAAATGCTTTATTAATTTCTAATATATGTTTTATTGCTGGTTCTCTTGTTACAACAGACCAAGGCATTATTGCTATAGAAAAAATAAATCCTAATATTCATACTATAAACGGTAAAAAAATTGTTGAAATAACACAATCAATAAGTTCATATGATTTCTTAATTTGTTTTGAAAAAAATGCTTTAGGAAACAACATTCCTTCTCAAAAAACATGTATGACGCATGTTCACAAGGTATTTTACGAAGGAAAATTGAGAAAGGCTATTGAATTCGTTAATTTATCAGATAATATTTATAAAACTAAATACAAAGGTCAAGTGCTTTATAATGTATTAATGGATAAACATGAAATAATTAAAGTAAATAATTTAAATTGCGAATCACTAAATCCAATAAATCCAATATTAAAATTATATAAGGTTTTAAAAAATTGTTCTTTTGAACAACGACAAAAATTAGCTAGAGAATATAACGAATGTACTATAGCTAACAATAAATTTAATAAAAAACAATTAAAATTTTTTAAACAATGTCTATAAGTTTATGATTTGGTATTTTGTTTATGGTGACTAATCTTTTAGGAGAATATTAGTTTTAAATAATTCATTAATTACTTCATCCATTAATGTAATATAATTATTATTACAAAGAGTTAATGTTACTCCATGTGCCATTGCTAATACAAGTTGTGACTTAACAAAATCATCACTAGGTCTTATACCAATATTACTAAGTTCTTTTTTTGATAGATATTCTTTGAGTTTTGTAAGAAATTTATATATTTGTAACTGATTCGCTTTTTTAGAAGAATTAATTGTTTCATAAAGTATTTCTTCCAAACAAGTTACAATATTATTATAATCATCCTTAGGTATTTTCTCTAATATTCCAGGAGGATCAAGTATACCTGAATTCAATAGTTTTTCAGCTGATTCACGAGGTGTTTTATCAAACATTTGAGTAAAAACATCAAATAATAATCCTTTATATTGTGTACCAACTTCATAAATAATTCCAAAATCAATAACACCAATTTTATATCTATATTTAACATCATTATAATCTTTAATAAATAAAATATTTCCACCATGTAAATCACCATGAGTTACACCATGTAACAGAGTTGTTACCAATCCAAATTTAACCACTAATTTTGCGAATGGTTCGTAATCTTCTTCTTTAACTTGATTTATTTTAAGTCCTTCAATATATTCCATTAGTATGATATCAGGAAATTCCTCTGTAACTTTTCTATTTGCTGTTGGTATCTTAACATATTTAAGATATTTACAATTCTCTCTAATTTTATACATATTATCTATTTCTTCTGAAAAATTTGTTTGATGTCTAATAATTTCTATATTTTTAGTGACAACATCACTTAATTGATAATTATTTACAATAGGAATAAATGATAAAATATACATTGAAAATAACAAATTATTAATAGCATCATCCAATTTTTTTTGAATATTTTTTCGTTTCATCTTAATTATTACTTGTTTATTAGAATATTTATTTTCATAACCAGTAAAAACCAACGAAATCATACCAGAATTAATTGGAATTTCATAACCATGACGCAATTGTATATTATATTTATTTGCCATTTCAACCAGTTGGTTCAAATCAATATCAGAAAAATCCCAAGGTGCATTATCAGTAAATTTAAGTAGTTTATTATTTGTGCTATTATCAATTAAGCTGTTATTAGATGCGAATGCTTGAAATATTTTGACATAAAGAATATTTATAGACGCTAAACGTGTTGTTAATCTGTCAATAAATTTAGAATAATTGCCATATAACTTATATAACATTATTTCACTACCAAAAATAAAAAACATATTCAACAAAAAAATAGTTGACTTAATATTTTTAACAATATTTTTGTACATATATTACATTCTAACATTTTCTATAAATTGTTTTACTCTATTAAATATTTTATATAAAATTAATCCAACTAATTTTTCTACAACTGCCGGTATTAACATATGATTTTCAAATAAAACATTGACTGTAAACCTTACCTTATGTGGAGTAATAATGTTACAATTACATATCATAGTTTGAATAGCCATTAACTCAGCATCTACCGGCATATCTTTTGGTCTTTCTGATTTGATTGTTTGTGATTCAAATTTAATATTGTTTTCTTGAGATATTTTTTTAATATATAAGTAAGAAAAACGCTGTGGTAAACCTAAATCTTCAAATAAATTTTTCATCAATAAGTTAATTGTTGCTTCGTTTTCATTTATTATTTTTAAATTTACCTTTTCATAAATATCATTATTTAAATCGTAAATTAATTTTACTAAATTAAAATCAATTATTTTTGATAATATTATACTATTATTTTCCATTTCAAAAGATAAATTATAATTATTTTTTTCATTTTTGGTGAAAATAAAACCTTCCTTAGAATATAACTCTGTCATTTATTTTAATGTATAAATAAAATTAAAATAAATAACTTAAATTTAATACAAAGCATCTTTATACATCTTAATAGATTTTTCTCTCTGCTCTTTGTAATCTACAATGGGTTTTGGATATCCACAATCTTTATGCTTTTCCCATGCTGTATCCCACTTATGAATATCTTCTGGCGGAACATCTTTAAGCTCTGGAATCCACTTCTTAATATATTCACATTTGGGGTCATGTTCTTTTGACTGCGTATATGGGTTGAAATATCTGAAGAATGGTTGTGCATCACTGCCTCCACCTGATGACCATTGCCATCCTCCCGAATTATTTGCTACATCATAATCTACCAAATTCTGAGCATAAAAGCGTTCACCATCACGCCAATCGATTAAAAATATTTTTATTAATATACTGGAAGAAATCATACGCCCCCTGTTATGTGTCCATCCTGACTGTAAAAGTTGTCTCTGACTTGCGTCTACAAGAGGAAAACCAGTTATACCTTTACTCCATGCTTCAAAAAGTCGTTTATTATTGCGCCATTTAATTTTATCATATTTTTTATTCAAACTATGACCCAATACATGTGGATGATTATATAGCACCTGACCATAAAAATCTCTCCAGTATATTTGGCGAATAAAGGATTGATTTGATTTGAAAGCATAATACACTTCTCGAATAGATACATTTCCAAATTTAATATATGCCGATAACTGTGAAGTAGGCTTAGATAATTCATCTCTGGTCTGTGAATAATGTTTAATATTTTTTGCTGCTATTTTCATTTGTTTCAAAGCTTCAGTTCTACCGCCATGAACCAAAATATCTTTATTATCTTCTCCAACGAATTTATTCATAGCTAAATTAAGTGTTATTTTGTTTGGAATATGCGATTCTGAAGACCTAAAATGTAGTTTTTGTATAATAGGTTTTTCTACTTTTATATTTTTAGCTTTATTATAGTATGGTGTAAACTTAACATAAGGGTTTCCAGACCCATTTAGTACCTCACCAGGCTCACATAAATAATAATCTGGCGAATAAGCCGCAAATACTTTCATTTTTTGACACATTTTAACGATTTTATCATCCCTTTTACGAGCATAAGGTGTAATATCTAAATTAAATGCTACAACATTTATATCCCAAGTCTTAATACAATCAGAAATTATCTTCTCATTATCACCATAAAAAGTGTGAAGTTTACCTCCTTTATTTCTAATATGAGATGCTAAATCTTCTAGTGATTCAATCATAAATTGAACTGAGTTATCTGATTTATATTTATTACCAGAACCAACCTGCTCAGGTGTAAAAATAAAAATTGTATATATATTATTACATAATTCCGAGAGAAATTTTAATCCATTATTATCTATAATTCTTAAATCTCTTCTAAATATAAATAATCCATTGTCCATTTTTTTGCTCATTATATATATAACAAGCTAAAATGTATTATAAAATTTATACCCACCATATTCGTCCTAACACTTTAAGTTTAGAGCCTTTTTTATAAATATCCATCTCTCTTACTTCATATAAATTGTCAAACCATTTATTAACAAATTCTTTACAATTATCTTCATTTATTTGTTCGCTATATTTCTTTTTAATTTTCTCTCTAATTTCAATCATAGACTCTACCAATTTATTTAGATTTTGGTCGCAACATCTCATATCAGGATTTAATCCAGCCTTAAATAGGATTTCGGAACCCCACGCAACACCAATTCCAGAAATTTTGCTTTGATCAAGCATCAAAGAAGCCAACTTCTTTTTGGATTTAATCCACATGTCAACTTCTTTGTGTAATTCTGCTTCTGAACCAGTTAGCCAGTTTATGCCGAGCTTTTTGATTTCTTCATAATAATTATAAAACGAAACTTGGTCTCCACATATCCAACCAGTATGTTTTTTAATGAGTTTATTATTATCTAAAATGCATACTTTTCCAGTAAGTCCGAATGAAAAATTTTCACCTTCTATTTTATTTCTAAATACAAATAAATGTTTGCCATATGCTCTTGTTTTTTCACAATAATAAAAATTATTAATAGCTTCGCTTAACATCCAAATTTCTGGTCCTTCAGGCATTAAATAATATAAATAATATAAATAATATAAATAATATAAATAATTTTACACCAAAATTGATTACAAATTTGTTAATTGTTTAAGACCAGACCAAAACTCTTGATTATTGTTCTTAGCTTTTTCTAATTGTTGAGCATGATAATATGCTAATGCTGCTGATTCTTCATTTTTCTGTTTATCTTCAAGATATAGTTGTCTTAATGCTTCTTCTTTTGATAATGGTTTAGTATCTACTGTATCTCTATGTCGTTTATATTCATTAACTGACTTAAATTTCTGAGATTTATTAAAATCATCTTCAGTAACTGGAATAACTGATTCAGCGTAAGCCTGTCTTAAATCAGTATAACCCATTCCACCATCTCCAGAAAATAAAGTCCCTGATGTAAAATTACTATTATATTCCATTAACGAAGAACCACCAACAGATGATGAGTTAAAAGAATCGCTAAAACCTTTATATGGTGTTAATGCTTGTATTTCCTTTTTTCTTTTTTCCATTTCTCTCCCCATTGAATCTTTGTTAATATTTTGTGGAGTAAAAATAATGTCTTCATCCGATTTTAACCAATTGCCATAACCGTTTTCGTTTGTATCTTCTAATTTATGTTTTTCAAATTGTTTATTAAACCAATCATTAAATTTTTCGGGTTTCTTAAGGTCATTTTTCATATCAAACATTTTATCTAAAACTTGAGTATTTTGTGAATCATAATATTCATTTGTATCAGTTATTTTTTTATTAGTTTTATTTTGAAATTCATATATTTGTTTAAGTTTATTATAAGCTTTTCCAAAAAATATAAAATATTGATTATCTAATCGTGATTTATCAGGGTGTGTTTTAAGAACAATTTTTTTAGCTTCTTTCATAGACTCCTCAGTAAGAATAACAGAAGTTTTAAACCCAAATAATTTATATAATTCTTCTCTCGAATAGTTTTCAACATTTAGATCAATGGATTCGTAACCACTTTTATTATATTCTACTTGAAATTTATCTGATTCACGAATTTGATTTTTAAAAGGATCCACTCCAGCAAAAGGATCATTCTTATAGTCATTTCCATTATTTTTAATTTTAATTCCTGTTTTTCCACAAGTTGTCATGGAAAAGTTATTTCTTTCATTTCTAGACTTCATTTATTATTTATAAGTAATATTATTTATATTGAATTAATCTAAATATTATAAAAATAATATTAATAAATTTTATATAATGGAGAAAGATATAAGTTTTACTTATGAAGATGTATATAAAAATAAAGATGAAAACGATAAAAATCATACAAAAAAATTGTTAGATGAAACAACATCACATATAGATGATGATAAACAATTTTCTTGTAGTTATTTTTGTAATAGATTATTTAATTATTTTTGCTTTTTCTTATATTGATATTGTATATGACAGCATTTAAGATATAGTTTTGGTGTTTCGTATGCGGCTAAAATACGCGTTAGTTTAAATTTATAATATTATTCAAATATTATAAATGTGTGGAATATTTGGTTTAGTATTATTAGAAAATGGAAGTTTATATCAATTAATTATCAATGGTTTAATTCAACTTCAAAATAGAGGTTATGACTCTGCTGGTTTGTGTACAATATATCAAGACAAATTTGAGCTTTATAAATATGCCTCCACTGCTGAAATAAACGCAATAGAAAAATTAAATTATATAACATCTAATAATTTTGAAAACTCTTATATAGGGTTTGGACATAATAGATGGGCTACACATGGTGGTAAAACAGATGAAAATGCTCATCCACATTTATCAAATTCCGGTAATTTTGCTATTGTTCATAATGGAATTATAGAAAATTATAAAGAAATAAAAAAAGCTTTATTATCAGAGGGGTTTGTTTTTACATCACAAACTGATACAGAGGTAATTGTTAATTTAATAGAATTTAACTATAATAATTATAATAATGTTTATGAAGCAATTAAAGCAACAGTTAACAGCTTAACAGGAACATATGGGCTGATAATTCAATCTACGTTTGAAGCAAATGTATTATATTGTGTAAGAAATGGTTCGCCGCTATTAGTTGGACAAAATGAAGATAAAGTAATAATAACATCTGAACAAAGTGGATTTTGTGGTATGGTACCAAATTATATAACCTTACATAATGATGATATATGTATTATTTCTAGAGATATTAATCCATTAAAAGTATCCATAAAAACAAAACAAAATTATAAAAAGAAAAATGTAACAGTTTTTGAGTCAGAAATGACTCCATATCCTTACAAACATTGGACTTTAAAAGAAATATATCAACAACCAGAAGTAATATTAAATGCTATAAATAAAGGTGGAAGAATAAAAAATGAAACCGAAGTAAAATTAGGAGGTCTAGAACAGCATTCTATTTTGCTTAAAGAAATAAACAATATTATTTTATTAGGTTGTGGGACATCATATTTTGCTGGATTGTATGGTATGTATTATTTTAAACAATTATGTAATTTTAACATTGTTCAAGTATTTGATGGTGCTGATTTTAATAATTATGATATTCCGAAAATAGGAACAACTGCGTTAATATTAATAACACAATCAGGGGAAACAAAAGACTTACATAGATGTATTGAAATTGCGAAAAATAATAATTTGATAACAATAGGAATAGTAAATGTCGTCGATTCTTTAATAGCTAGAGAAGTTGATTGTGGTATTTATTGTAATGCTGGAAAAGAAGTTGGAGTAGCATCAACAAAAGCATTTATTAGCCAAGTTGTATGTCTATCTATGGCAGCAATTTGGTTTTCAGAACTTCATAATGTTAATAAACAAAAAAGAGCAAAAATGATTTGCGACCTACATAATTTACCAAATGATATTCAAATGACATTAGACGGATGTAGTGATAAAATATTAGATATTGTTAGTAAATTTAAATCTGATAATATGTTTATACTTGGAAAGGGAACTGATGAATTTATAGCTAAGGAAGGAGCATTAAAAATTAAAGAAATTTCTTATGTACACTCTGAAGGATATTCATCCAGTTCTTTAAAACATGGACCATTTGCTTTGTTAGATGAAAATTTCCCTGTTATTATTTTAAGTTTAGATCAAAATCATTATACAAAAACAATGAATTGTTATCAAGAAGTTTCTTCTAGAAATTCTCCTATTATTTTTATTACAAATCATATAAATATGTTTAATGAAAATAATGATGATAATGATAATGATGATAATGATAATGATGATAATGATAATGATAATGATGATGATGATAATGATGATGATAATGATGATAATGATGATGATGATGATAATGATGATGATAAATGTATAATGATTCCTGAAAATAAATCATATTCTTCTTTGTTAGGTATAATCCCTATGCAACTATTCGCTTATTATCTTTCCATTAATAAAGGTATCAATCCTGATAAACCAAAAAATTTAGCTAAGGTTGTTACTGTTGAATAATGTGAATTTTATATTTTAAATCTTCAAGGGTGTAAAATATAAATCTAATAACTCTAAATATCTAAACTCACTGTATTGCTGGCAGATTTCTTTCTACGACCACTGCGTTTAGGCATATTACCTTCATTTTGTAGTTCTTTTAGGTCATTTATACTAATGGTACTATTATCATTTGGATTAGTAGATGTACCTTGTTGTTGAATATTAATAGTTTTTGTTTTTAAACCAGAGAGAATATCTGTAATATCACTTGGTCCTTTCATTTCAGGACGAGGTTGACCACGTCCATTGGTTCTATCTTGTATATCATGTCTTTCATTATTCTCACGAAGATTAATACCGTCTTCAAAATTACTTCTACTCAAATTCAAATCTGGTCTAGCAAAATTATTGTTACCCGGTCTACCAACTGGAGGTGGTACAGAATTAGGTCCTTGTGTAGGCATTGGTGGTGGTGGTCCCATACCTTTAGGAACATCAGGGTTCATAACGTTAGACATAAATCCTGAAAATCCTGGGTTAGATTGGCCCATAGAATTTACAGCCGCACTTTGGAATGAACGCATTAGGTCTGGATTTTGACGCAATATATCATCCATACCAGGCATAGCCGATTTAAACATAGTATTAGTCATATGAACCATCATTGCGCTACCACCAAGTTGAAACAACAACTTCAATTCAGGTGCCATCGAAGCTTTACTCTTATATTTTTCATGTAATTCACCAAAAATATCATCATAATCATTTATATTTTCTTGAATTTGCTCTGACCAACCATCTAATTTAACATCAAATGGGTCAAATTTATTGTTTAAAAATTCCATACCATTTATAACAGCCATCAACATATTGCCTTGAAATTTTACAGAATTTTGTTTAGTCTTTTCTTCCATGATGGTTTCATATTCGCCCATCATTTCTTGAAGTGAAGAATCCATTGAATATTTTTTTGATAATTCAACACCTTTCTTTTCAAGACCTTCCAACTTTCTTAAATATTTAAATTTCTCTCTAAGCATTTCGTCCTTTGATAATTTTGGTTCTGTTGAAAATGATTTATCTGGGTTTAAAGGAATATTATTGAATTTACCATAACCATCCCAAGTTTGGTTATTATTTTCAGTCTGTGAAGTAGCTTTACCAATGTTATTGTTATCATCAAAATTTATATTGATTGGTGTATCATCTTCAAATGATACTGATGGTTTGCTATCAAATAAATCGGATTTAGGTGCAAAACTATTGGATGGCATTTCTTCAACTAAATCATTCAAGTCATTTTCAAGTTTATTTAAATCTTGTAATTCAATATCACTTGTTGGTTGACTACTTTCTCTAACTTTATCATTCATTAAAAGTTCTAAACCTCCGCCAAAATTAGAAGAACGTCCGAATCCGTCGTCATTCATATCAATTTCAGTAATTTCCATTAAATCTGACATATCTATTGATTAAATAGAACATTTAATTTTAAGTATTACGAATTACAATTAATATATTTTAATTTAATTTATAAATATATTGTCTAAATTATTATCAATTTCCTCAAATTTAACATATATGTATCCATCTCCGTCTGAATATGATTTAATACAATTGATTTCTATAATAAGACAATCATCAGTATACAATTTATCATTTAAAGCATCTAAAACAAATTTTACCATATTATCCAAATCTTTATTATTAGTATTATATTTTGGTGCGGAATCTTTTAATTCATTTGATTTTTTTCCACTTTTATAATGAGATTTAGGTCTCTTACAATAGAAATGTAATTTACATTTTAACGGTTTAGTCATTTTATCAGTAGGTAGTTCATCAATTACTTTAATAAATTCATCTTTATCCTTTTTAGACGGATCATATGTACCACCTTTCAATCTATGTCTATGGCGTTTTAAACTAACTGGTTCAAATTGAATTGTTCTCTCAAATATCATTAATAATATAAATATTGTATTTCGTTTATATTATTATTTTGCTTATTAGTTAGTTTCTAAACTCTGTAGGGTTTATCGATGGAGAAATTAATCTTGAATTTAATTGTTCCCTCGATAAATATGGATTTTTAAGGTCAGAATTACAGTATCCAAAACCTGGTTTACTTGAATCAAATGTCCCTTTAAAAGTATAAGGAACATTATCAGAAGGGGTTTTACCTGTATTTACATGTGGACTTAAACCAAGTGTATAACAAGCTTCCTCATTATTATAATTCATAATTTGTAAACCATTTTTTTGGAGATATTGACGATATTGCCAATTAGATTGTATTCCTTCTTTTCTTTGAATTCTTTCATTTACAACAGCATCAGGTTGCCATGTTGCATAATTTCTACCGTCAGTCATAATTGGTGGAAAATTAAAATTTATATTATTAGAACCACTATAACAAACACCCCAGCTCATATTATATATTTTATATTTATAATAAAATTTCTAAAACTTATTCGAAATCAAATAATTTAAGTAGTTCTGGTTTCTTTAGTTTTGATGCTTCGGTATTACTAACTAATCCTCTTTCAATCGCAATACTTCTAAGTTTTGCTATTTGTAGTTTTTTGTAATCAATATTATCGTTATGAGATTGTTCATGTTCTTCCTCTAAATTAATAGAAATGGATTTTAATTCTAATGTAGGAACAATTATTTCTTTTGAAGATTTTTCTGCTATATTATTTTCTTCTAAAGTTTTTGCTTCAGTATTATATTTAAGGTCAAGGACTTCTTCAACATATTCATTATTAACTTCAGGTTCAAATTCATCATCTAAATCAGCCGAATATTCATTATCGAAATCTAAATTATGAATTTCTTCGTTAGTTTCATCAATATTTTCATTTGACACTTGTAATGTAACAATCTTAATATTTTCTCCATTCTCACTATCCAAATCATCTTCTATACTGTCTAAATCATCTTCTATACTGTCTAAATCATCTTCTATACTATCTAAATCTACACTATCTAAATCCTTTTCTATACTATCTAAATCATCATTAATAACATCATTTGATCCTTGGCTTTCACTTGCCTCATCATCATCATCATCATCATCATCATCTTCATCATCATCTTCCTCATCATCATCTGAAACATCAATCAAATTGTTTTTTTGTAAATTTCCTAAATTTTCTTGAATAGGAACAATTGGTTGTTCAAAACCTTGGCCTCCTCTAATTGATAAATGATTTAACCCAATTTTTACACCATTCATATCCTCTGCTAACGTAGAAACTAAACTTAACATTGAAGCAATTTTATGATTTTGCTCTCTCAGTTTGCTTTCAAAATATAAAATAAGAAATGCTACAACAAGCACTAATATTCCTAAAAATACTAAAAATGTTGGATTTAATAAATCTGCTAAGGATGTCATTTATTAAAAAAAGGCTATATAAATTAATTTATTAACTAACGAATTGATTTATATGATTTATCTAAGTATTTTTAGAAATATTAAACCGAGTCAATAATCTCTTTTGGATAGTTCATTTGCTGTAAAACAATCATACCACCTTTAATATCTGAAATGCCTTCTGTTAAAGTATATTTATAAATCAAATTATTATTTTCTTTTTCTGTGAGCATTTTATAGTTTATAATATTTTTAGATTTTTGTAATTTTTTACATACCTTTATAAAATGTGTTGTTAAAACACATGAAACATTCTTAGATTTTGTTATATATTTCATAAAAGATGTTGCGCTTTGTTCAGCCTCTTCTGGATTGGTTCCTGAATATAATTCATCAAATGCGCAAAAATGTGTATCCATTTTATTTACATTAATGGCATCAAGTATTTCTTTACATCTTCTTGCCTCTGCTTGGAATAAACTATCGCGTCCAGATGTGTCTGGTATATTTAAATAACAATGAATGTGTTTAAATGGTTTAATCTTTGCTGAATCATAAAATCCACAACCGAATTGTTGAGATAATAAAATATTAATTAATGTCGATTTTAATATAGTTGTTTTTCCAGAAGCATTTGGTCCTGTAATTATCATATTTTTTTTGAATTTAATGGTATTTTTAATAGGATTAGAATTTTTTAGAGTAGCGTAATAACTATTTTCTAAAACCATTTGTTTTTGTTTATCAATAAATAATGTATAATTTATTTTTCTCTCTAAAATATTTTTTTGTAAACTCTTTAAACAGTCCATATATCCATTGAAACCAAGAGAATACATTATAGCATCATCATAATCTTTATCTGTATGTAATTCATAAAAGCATTTAAATACATAACCAATTTCCTTTATCTTACTAAAATTAAACATATTATAATCAGTAATATATTGGATTTTTTGTTGAATTGTTTTAAATATACTCAACTTCTCTCTAACAATTGAATTGAATTCTTTATGCGTTTGTAGATTATTTGAATATTCAAGATAATTTTCCATAGAATTAATTGTATGATCAATATAAATCCTGATTTCATTAAAATGGTTATGGATTGTTTTCATATTATTATTAAATCTTACACAAACCATAAAATTTTGGTATATTGAAAATAAATAAAAAGCTGCTGAAATGAAAATATAGAATTTTTCTTGAGAAGTAATTTCATTAAAATTAACTACAAATAGTTTTCCAATAGCATTTTGATTTGCTACAATTTTTAAAACATCAATATATTCGTTTATGGTAATTTGTAATCCCTTCATTTTAATTATAAAAAATGGAATAATAAGTATTATAATAGGAATTAATAAAGAAATTATAGGAGATAAAAGATTATATATACTCATAAATTGTAGAAACCATTCTGATCTATTTAAAAATTCTAAGATGTCCCATTCAACAAAGTAATATCTTTCTTTAAATCCAGCATCAATTTTTAATTCATTCCATATATCAACAATATTCTTATAATTTTTTGAATAATCAGTGTATTTTACACCTAATGGTTTGTATTCTTTTAAAAGTATTTGATTATCCTTTAAAAAATCAACATTAGAAGTATAAAATTTACATATCTGTTCATTAAGTTTTTTAGAAACATCATTATCATTATCAAAACAAAATGTATAAATAGGATTACAAGAATTATCATTTGTTTCAATTAATTCTAAATCTTTTATAATATTTTTATTTAATTCAACTTTCTCTTTAATATAAAAAATAGGAATCTTAAAATGATCATTTATTTCATTTATTTTCGATTTAGAGCTCATTATATTTTTAATTAGAAATTATAATGAATTAACTTTACGAATAGAAATTAAACTAATAAAATTTTGTTTATTTATATTTTTATTTTTATTTATATTTTTATTTATATTTATATTTTTATTTATATTTTTATTTATATTTATATTTTTATTTATATTTTTATTTATATTTATATTTTTATTTATATTT